TTAACCTTGTTTAGGATAAACCGTTGACCCATTAGCGTGTAGTACTTGGAGATGTCAAGGTTGACAAACTCGTTACGACTCAATAGCACCTGCGTGACTAATGTGCGTGTTGTAATTAACTTCTCAAGTGTAGTCTTCCAAAATCGCTCGTATAAACCGTCAACCATTGTGACCGTGTTAGCGTTGTAAATACCAAGATTAACGTCATCAATGTCATTGCTTGCAATGTCTGTCAATCGACCTAAGTCGGTAGCATCTGACGGCTGTCTTGTTACACTTACATCGGCAACATCTACGTTCTCTATTGTGTCGAAGTCAGATACCTTAGTTACAATACTTGACAACGAAGAGCCATCGCCTAATGCAAGTGTTTCATCTGTGTGTACGTAGGGATTAATCGTCATACAGTTGTACATATAAGGATAACCAAGCTGTGTGCTAAGTGTACCTCCACTTTGTTCATATACCCATTGTCTCCAAGTAGGCGTGAACAAGTAGGCCTCTAATCCTGTGTATCTTCCTGTTACCCCACTTATTGCATTAACGTGGCGTGGCATACCCATAGGGGCAGAGCCTGACTTAAATACAAATAATCGGTTAGAATAGGTGTTGTCAGGGTCAAACGTTATTGATGTCGCTTGGTTTGCTTCGTCTTCTGTAATTGGGCCTACAAAGCCTCGTGTGCGAACTCTGTCAAACTTGGCTTGATAGAACTTACTAAGGCTTGTGTTGAATGGCAGTTTTATGTCTGTAATCCCTTCCTCGTTGTTACTATCTAGGTCAACTATGTAACGCACTTCAGGCTGACTTACGTTCTCGTCCGTAATAAACGGATACATATTGTCATCAATAGGATAGCTTTCAGTACCCCACGACAGACGTACCTGTCTTTTGTAATTGCTTGTCTTGTATTGCACCTCTTGATTTACGCTTACCTTCTCACTCCAATCAATATTGCCTGAGTAAAAGCCATCGTATGTCGTGCCGTTCCAAGATGTCCATTCCTGTCGTGGCTCAACCTTTAGCGTAATGCCATCAAAACTAAAGATTAGGTTGAACGTCTTGCAAACATTCATAAAGAAGTCAAGCATTGTGACCTCAGTTGGCAAGAAAAAACGCCAATCTTCCGTTGATCCAAATGTAACGTCAGGATAGTCGTCTTGGCTTCTGTCGCTGTAATATATGTTATCCCAAAATCCGTGTGTTGCGTTGTCCGTTAGAAAGTCGCTGTCTAACTTAAAAGAATCAAAGCCAAACACTTGCTGAACAAGTGGATTGGTCGCTGTGCCAAATATGCCGTCAATAAGAAAGTCAAGTCTAAATGCAGGCCAAAAGTCTGTGCCTCTTGCGTTGCGACTTGTGCCGTTGTATGTTTCTGTGCTGTCGTAGTTGTCTGCATCGCTGTCGCTAAACTTGTACATATACGGATTGACAAAGACATAACTTGGGTCAAGCATTGTGCGAGGGTCAGGCACAACACGTGCAAGTATATTAGCATCGGTGTAGTCAAGTTGCAAAACCGTGCCACTTGTATTGGTTGTCATATCTGACATCTTCAGCGATTGTAAGGCCACAACCCAAGCCTCGTTGCCACCTACAAATTGACACTCAAATTCTACTGCGTCTGTGTTGCGTCTTGCCTTTAGTATATAGACATATCCGTCATCTATGACATTGCCGTTAACGATAATAAAACATTGTTGCTTGTACACGTTAATCGCATCAAGGTCTGTCCCTATGACGTGTGCGTATCCTAACGCTTTTACGTTGTCATCAGTCGCAGGTATCTTAAACGACTTACTAAATGTCTTATTGCGTTTGCTTATGTCCTGTATCTCTGCAATTGACTTGCTAAGCGTAAACGGAAAGTCACCACCTTGTCCAAGTTGTATGTACTTGCCTGTCTCCTTTATGTATAGTTGTGCAGCTCTCATTGCATTTTGTCCATTGAATCCATTTGGTCAATTAACCAAGTAACCAACACGTCACATTGGTCATAGGTTAAGTCCATTGAAAAGGTAGCCTCGTCCTCGTTGTCAAACGTAACACAAACGTAGTTGTCCGCCTTGCGCAGTTTGGGATACATAATCTTTAACTCTGTTGTTGTCATACGTCTGCATATCGATAAGAGAAAGATAAGCGTTGTGCCCTGTTGTTCTTGATTACGTCAACCTTGCCATCGTTTATTGTTATCCTGCGTATACGCTCATTGGCTGTGTCAGGATGCGATGGTGTAAATACGTGATAAGCAGTTGCAACATCTACACAATAATGCACAGGACTTGCAAAAAAGTCAAGTGCAATCTCTCGTGCTTGCTCAGGTGGATAGGGTAAGGTGTTGTTTACCTGAAACTCAAACTCGCTTTTTGGGTTTATTGCTCTTTGTCTTGCACCTGTTAAAAGGTAAGCACCCAAGTCATTGGTGTGTGCACCATCCCAATCTGTATTGACAAGTGTCGCATTGTCTCGACTGCTAACAACAGACTCGTTTGTTTTAGTGTTTAGCGTTAGCACCTCGTGAACACCAAAGCGGTTCATATAGATAAATGTCTTAGGACATTTACCAAAAAGGCTAGGGTTTAAGAACTCTATGGTTGCTGTGCTTTGGTCAGGCGTGTCACCTATGACCGCTCTAATCTTTTTGTACGTTGACTTTATGGTTGACGTTGAGACAGGCGTTCCAAGTAGGTTAAATCCTGATTGTCCTGAGGCTACACTTAATGCTTGCACATCGTCAATGTTTACAGGTATGCCAATTACCTCCTCTTGCGATACAAAGGAAGATGCTAAGTCGATAGTGGCTGTTGCTATAATTACGTTGTCAAGGTCTGTTGCTTGCACAGTTAGGTCAGAAGTAACGCCTGCATCGTGTCGGTTGAACAAGCAAACACGGCTGTAATCTGTAAGCATATTGACCGTCTGTCTACCATCTGTTAAGTAAAATAATGCAGGGTCGCCTAGTGTGTTTTGTCTGAAGTATGGCAACGTAGTTAAAAAGTATCTGTTGTCAATGTACTCCTCTGCTGTGCCGTCGCCGTTGTATAGCTGATGCTTAAACTTGCAAAGAAAGAAGTCGTTGCTTTGTGCTTGTGCTGCTGTTGTACCATCTGTTTCTATTTCCCTTATGTCAATCTGTACGTCCTGCGTAAGGTTGGTGTATACGTGTATTGAAGGCGTTGCATCGTAACTTACTAAATCGTCACGTATTATTGACAGGTATGCGTTCATATAGTCGCTTACGTTAAAAGTAAACTCGCTGTTAATCTGTGGTGCATAGTACGATGGTATATTAAGTCCTGTTGTTGCTGTGTCTGTGATAGTAAACTTGAGGTACTTAATACTTGCGTTGTTGCTTGTTGCTTTTATTACAAGCGGATACTCAGTACTAAAGAACTTGTCTGTTGTTGGTTGGTCTATTATAGTGATTGCCATTCTTTCCCTATTGTGGCCTCAAAGGAAGCCTCTACTTGTTTGTCTAATTCACGCAATATAAAAGGCTCGACTGCCTTTAAGGTGTCTGCCACGACTCCTAACTTACTTTGGTCAATAGACGTTGAATCTTTTTGTCTTGGTGAGCCATACTTGGCAATGTTAGTGCGTATTGCCCAAGCTGCTTGTTGTGGTATACCTTTCGCAATACACCATTCAAGTATGCGTGCATAAGGTGGCTTTTCACCTCCTGCGGGTCTGCCTTTCTCAATAAACTTCCAATGGTCTGCTCCCATTATAGACAGCACCATATTGCCCTCGTCATACTCTGAGTACAATGTGGCGTTACTCTGACCTGTTGCAGTACGGCCTTTTTCGCTCATTGTAGCCTTTAGGCCACTAATGATTTCCTGTGCTATTTTGTCAACGTTAATCGTCATTGTGTACACAGAAGTCTGTTTCAACATCAACGTTGAATGTTACATATAAAGCACACAAGTTGAGTTGTGAGCTGTAAGGTATGTGTCGCATATCTAATCCGCCTGTGACTTGTGTCTCAGGATACTCGCTTACATTGTCAAGCAAGGTAAAGGTCAAGGTCTCAAAGCCGTTCATCTTAGTCCACCAATAATCCCATCGGTTTACGGCTGTTACTGTTTGGTCTGCTTGGTGTAGGTTGTCAGCCAACAACAGCACAACTTGATAACGGATGTATTGACCGCCTGTGTACTCTACGTCTGCAATATTAGCGTTCTGCAACATTACTCCGTAGTACGGCATTGTTTGGTTAGCAAGCTTGTTTAACTCGCTTTCGTCCCAAATGTAACCGTATGACGTTATGCCATTTGCACTAAAAGCGTGTTCAAGTCTGTTTTTAACTTTGGATAGTGAGCCTGTTGACATTGTGTATTGTTAAGGGTTTAATACAGGTTGTAATCCTCCTGACGCTCCGTCTTTGTGCAAGATAACCATAAAGCCTGTGGTATGCACTAACGGCAACATAGGCTCGTCTTTGTCAACCTTCTCTGTCTCTGTGCCTAATACAGGCGTTACAGATACGATTGAGTAACCTCCGTTTGGATTGTTAATTAGATGGTGAGGGTTAAGGTAACTGTCAAGGGTAGAGATGACAGTATCAAGTCCTGAGTTCATTCGTGTTACCTGAGCATCGTCGAACTTCTTGGTCTTTTCTTCAATCCTGTCGTATTTGTCTCTTATGTTTTGTTTTTCGCTTTTGCTTTCTGCTTGATCAAGCGGTATGAATAGTGTCTTAATTGCCATTGGTTACGTTTGCCCTAAATATAGACAATAAATTTCAAAGTCATTTTGCACTAATAACTTATGTTATTTTCTTTTATATTCTATTCTTTTAGCATTGCTACGGCATTGCTACGGCATTACTACGGCATAGAACGTATAGATATCAACACTTTGCAAGGATAGTATTTGGATAAATGTCTAAGAGTTGTATCTTAGACTTATAGAAGGATATCTTGTGTTTGGTTCATAGCCTCAGCCGTAATTGGTTGGGGCTTTTTTTTTATACCTTTAACGTATGGATTGGAATAGCATCTTTATCATAACCATCTGCACCATTTGGATACTTGGCATATTCTATTGGGTAGGTCGTACTCTTAACGATTGACTACTTTATGCTAAACGCTCTACTGCTGTGCAGCTTGGCGTACCTGCTTGCATCAATAGCGTGGTCTAAGTATTTGCGTGGCGTGTCAAGTAAGATGCCTGACCTTGTACGCTCGTAGACATAGTTGCGTAACTCCTTGATTAGATTGATTGACCGCTTAGTTACTACAAACGGCTTTGCCTTCATCAAAGCAAGTCCACCATCAACTGATCCTCTGAACTTCTTGACTCCCATTATCTGTACACCGTGTTGTCCTAACTGACGGATAACAGTCTCGTGTGAAGGGTCAGCCACAACCATACGCCTAACGTCTCCTGCACGTATTACAGCCATTAGCTTGTTAAAGCCAAAGCCTGCCTCGTAGTGTATCTCGTCATAGTAGTCCACACCATCGTGTTGCCATAGGTCAATTAGTGTTGTTGGGTTAGACTCTCCAAAGTCCATACCTGAGCAGATGTACCTTGCGTTCTCAGGCAACTCACCAACTGACCAAACAGATGGAGGGAAGATAACGCCTGTCGGTGTACCTACCTCACCAAGTCCGTACACTTGCCACCAATCAGGGTCGTGCTTTCTGCTTTCTATGTTGTCAATCGTAACTTGGTCAAGTGCTTCGTTGTGTGTGTAGTTTAGTTTGACGAATCGCACCTTATCTCTAAAGTCCTCCTCAGGATGGCCAAGTATCTCGGTATGCGCCCAAAACTCAGCAACAGGGTTAAAGTCAATGATTGACCACTTGCGTGTCCTAATAAACAACTCTGACCACGCCTCGTAACTGATGTTGTTTGCCTCGTTGATAAACAGGTAGTCACGCCTTGCACCTCTAAGCTTATCGCCTTGGTCAGCACTAAAGAACTCAAAGGTTGCCTTTTTGATGTTGTACGTGTGACTCGACTTGTTGTGTTGCCGTTCCCTATACATATCGTTAGACGTCAGGATAGTAAAGAAGTCACGCATCGCACCACGCCTTAGATGTGGCAATGATTCCGATACAATGCTTATTAATCCTTCAAGGCTGTTCTTGTGTGCTGCTAAGATTAGGTATTGCAGGACTGCATACGTCTTACCTGCTGACGTTCCACCTTGTACGATAACAATCCGACCATCGTCTTGTATTGCCTCGCCTACTTGCCCAAATGCTGATGTTGTTCTCAAATGTTATGCAGTACGTCCATTGCAATCTGTGACATTGGTTGTATCACAATTTGTGGCTCTCCTGTGTTCTCTATCTCTTGGCGTTCAACATACCCTCTCTTCTTGCCTTTGGTCTTTAGGTAGAAGATAGTTGCCGTTGTATTGCCGTCCTTTATCTGTTTGTGTAGGCTTGACTCTGCAAAGTCCAATGCGATGTCCTCCACGTCCTTGATGGCTGACTTATAGTCCTTGTCCTCTCGCATCCATCGGTAATGCGTTTCTCTGCTAATGCCGACAGCCTTGCAAGCACTTGTCACAATGCCTAGAGACTTCTCCATTGCCTCGACCATTGCCTTTTTGTTGATGTCACTTTTTGTCATATCTCTTTCCATTTATCTTAACCTCAAGCGTTGGGTCAAGGTTAAGCATTCTGTCAATTATTACTTGGCAGTACTTAGGGTCTAACTCCATACCATAGCACTTTCTGTTTAACTGATGTGCTGCTACCATTGTTGTGCCACTACCAAGAAATGGGTCAATTACTTTGCCATTGGCTTTACTTAAACACCAAGATAACAGCTCAATAGGTTTTTGTGTTGGATGATTCTTTGAGTAAGAAGTAACGCTATGTCTGAAGATTTTTGCAGTTCCCTTTATATTAGTCCACGCAAATTCACACATTGCAAGAGTAAAGTCTTCAGGCTGTTTCTTATCCCAAATATAAAAGCATTTTGACGGCTCTAATTCAAAATAATTTCCTCCCCAAATTATTGCATTTTCAGTTATGGACAAATAGTAGTTTAACGTTCCCTTATCTATTGGCTCTGCATCCCAATTTGATTTTTCGTGTTTTTGCCTTACAGGGTTTGCCGCTATGTTAATACCATAAGGTGGGTCAGTAAGCAGTAACTCAGCCTTCTCGCCATTCATCAGCTTCGCCACTTGGTCAGAGTCCGTACTATCGCCACATAACAAACGATGCTCGCCTATCTCTATAAGGTCTCCAAGCACAACGTCAACCTGTAAGTTGTCAGGCTCTTGGTAGTTGTCCTCTTTGGCTTCTAATACTTCAACGTCCATATTAGGCAAGTCTAAACCCCAATCATTAAGGTCACTAACCTCCCACTCGTTTGCAAGCAGTTCCCAATCCCAATCCCCAAAGCCTACGTTATCCTTGATAATGAACTGACGTTGCTCTTCATCTGTCAAGTCATCAGCGTAAACAACAGGCACTTCTGTTAGTCCTATCTGCTTACACGCCTTTAGTCGCATATTGCCACCCAACACAATGTTGTCCTTGTTTAGTACAATAGGTCGCAGTTCAAGCATACGTGGAAACTCCTCGATTGACTTGACCAACTTGGCAAACTTGTCTTTGTTTATGCTGCGTGGATTATTAGGGTTCTGCTTAATTGCAGACAACTTCATTATTGTAGTGTTCATCGTACCTTGAATATATTACCGCTTCGGTGTAAGTGTATAATGTGCTTGTCAACAACGTCCTCTGGATCA